CTCGTCCGGACAGGCACACGCGAGAAATGCGTGATCGTCCTTTCTTTTCCTTGTGGACTCAGGGAGCCCAGAGAAGTGCGCGAATTTTGGTAGTCGCGGACCTCTGCTTGTAAATTTTTGGCAAATCATTGATGCCAAAGACAGGTTCCAACCATCTTAGACGTTTCCAAGATAGGAGATTGGGTCCATGTCTGCAGTCGTACCCAGTTTGAAAGTACTCGAAGAACTGGCAGTAACGTGCGTCGTAAAACGCGCCAGCTATTCCAATACCAAGCAACCGTTGAAAGGATATGTTTGCATCCTTAACATAGGTTGATGGGTAGACAGCCATTGTCAGCCACTCATGTGTTGTTCGTGTTGGGACTAACGATAGCCATTTTGTACCTGAGATATGCATGTCGGCAGGTGTGCCAGCAACCACGCTTTTCTCGGGTTTGACGGTCATGTACCACAGTTTGAAGAATGTAGCGGCATCCTCAAGTATGTTTGTCACATGGGTATCAGTAACCGTGAAGGCAGAATCGTCGCCATTCGTGCGCAAGTCACGAATCGAACGCTCAGTGTATAGACCAAATGTCTTTTGAAGTAAGCGGTTAACAATCGAATCGACCAGATTGGTGAAATGCGATCCTGAAGGTACGCCATGGTGCTTTCGCACAATACGTCCATTAGGCAGGAGCATTGGGGTATGGATAAAATATTCCACAATATTGTCATATCCTTGTTCTGCGCGTGACCGAACTCGCTCGAAATTGCGAAGATCATCGGTTCCAGCGGTAACGTTGCCATTAACTGGGTCCCAGTAGGTACCGAAAGCCAGGTTTTGTCGTAAAATGTCAAACGCATCGCGGATTAAGTTTTGCACAGGAAAGGTGTCATAAGAAGAGAAGTCAAGACCAACGCCATAGCGGTGTTTATCCTCAGAAATGAGAGATAAAAACTTGCTCAGTCGGAAGCGCGATTCCTCGCCAACGAGGAAAAGATCGGCTTTCTGTGAGTACATCGCTTTGATGAGGGGTTGGGCGTAGACTCCCTCAGCCACGGTAACGGCTGCAGGGTACATCCACACTAATCTTGTCTTTGGGTCGTCCTCTGGTGAGAGAGCGCCACGCACACCAACGCTACATGGTAGTAGAGGCAATCGGTGGTATTCCTTGCTTTTGGCGTGGTGTAACCAGGTTCGACCCTCGTGGAGTATCATCTTCTTAATTTCACTTTTCTTAGTGAAATGAGGATATCCGGAGGAAGAATCCATGACCAAGTCAACAGCGGTAGGGAACTTCGGAACAACCTTGTAATCTAAGGCGAATTCTTTCATGCATTCAGACAAGGCTTGTTGATAGCAATTGGACAACTTGGGGTTGTCGTGAAACACGTTCTCAAAGGTGCGTGTTGGTGCATCAAACTTGTCGAGTGAAGCGCGAAGTTTAAATTCGTCGCCAGGTGTTCTAGTCCATCCTTTCAGTGACTTTCTGAGGTCGTTGTCGAAATGTCGGAGAGCTTCATTAACAAAGGGGTCGTAACGCTGAGTGTTCTGCAACACTCCTCGTCGAATCGACGAATGACCAATGTCGGTCAGATGTCGGAACGGTTTTGACCATGGGTCAATTTGCTTTCGATCTACAACGTCGCTCTTTCCAGGGTAATCAAATTGAAAGGCGGTGAAGGGTTCAGATGTCTTGCTAAAACGCATCAGTC